ATCGTGCCAAGCCGTTGCGCTTGCGGTACGGCTCAAGGATGAGTGCAGCCTCTGGGTGCAGGGCGCGGCTCATGCGAAGGATGCCGCCAAGGTCAGCCGATCCGATCACGCCGAATGGCGCGGTGCGGCTGTTCCAGACAGCGCCAGCCTGAATGATCTCCGCCTGCTTGACCGCAGCTGGAACGCTAGGGAAGCCGAACACGCCGACCACGCGGACCCCAAGGTAGACATCCTTAGGGAAGTTGCGCGGCCATGTGACGCTCGTGTCGATCTCGGTGTATGGGAATCCATCCAGCGCAGCATTGCGCGGAGCCAGCACATAGTCGGTGCCAGCCGTCCAAGTCGTCTCGTAGGTTCCGTTCGCGTCATCGTCTGTCTGGAGCGTCGTGATGCTGACGAGATCATCAGTCAACACATACTCGTAGTCCTCAGCCGTGTAGAAGCGTGTCTCTGACGCTGTGCCGAAGCCAGTCTTTCGGTCGCAGTAGAGATCGATCAGCGTGTCGGTTGCGTCGAGCACCGACTGAAGCGCGGTGTCATCGGTCGAATCGGTGATCCCCACGGCTGCCTTGAACTCTGAGAGGGATGCATAACTCATTAGCGGCCTCCTGTATGTAGGTAGGTTAGGACTTGCGTTGATGACGCTACTACGCCGTAGAGTTTGTCAGCCTCTGGCAGCCAGATCGTTACGGTGACTCCCTTGTGCAGTTCCATACCGGTGGAGGTGGTCACGGCTGCATCACCAACATAGACAGTTGTGTTGCCGCTCATGTGTAGGCTCACCCACGATGCACCGACTACACCTGTCGTGATCAGGGTCGGAGTTGTGCCAATCGTGACCTGCCCATTCTTTAGCATTATTCCCCTTCAGGAGCGACGCTAGGCTCCGATTGCGAGATGGTAGCAGTCCTCATACCCTTTGATACTTTCGCGCGCTCTACGAGCCGCGTTGGTGCCTCTGCGTCGACATCTGCAACAGCCTCAGCCAAGCCAAACCCAATCAGGCTCTCCGCCTCTGCCTGTGGCAGGTCAACGATTGAGCCGCTCGGATATTCACCGCGTCGCTTGCAAAGTCGAACGAGCATTAGTTCTCCAATCTTGCGGATCAGGGGAGCCGCCGAAGCGACTCCCCTTCACCACTAACTAAACCTAGCTACTGACGAATCAGTTGCAGGCGTAGTACTTGACGGCATCAGCCTGGGCAAGCCCAGTTGCACCGCGAACCTCAACCTTGTACGAAACAAGGCCCAGGTTCCACGCGTACTCGCGGCTTACATCCACGCGGATGCCGCCGACGAGCGCGGTCTTGATCTGCCCAAGGTCACCGAACAGGATTGGCTTGGCATCGTCGCCAATGTTCGCAATCCCTGAAGCGGTGTAGACAGGCTTGCCGAGGAGGCGATCAACGCCACCCTGGCCACCTGGCTGGAAGAGCGGCACGCTGGACGATGTGATTCCAAGGATTGCTCCAAGGGTCGCATCGGACATCAGCCAGCCAGCCTTCGCGGCCGAGCGGTACTGCTGCTTCACAGCGTACTGAAGCGAGACCAGTTCCGCATAGGTCGGAACAAAGGTCGCGCCGGTCACGCCTGAACCAGCGGCGTTCACGACGGCCGTACCAGCGGCTGCGCCGTGAGCGATTGCAACTTCCTGACCAGCAGCGTCCGCAATGAACGCAGCGATGTCAAAGGCTGCATCTTCAACCAGCTCTTCACTTACCTGTACGAGGATTTTGTAACCTGACGGCGATAGCTGCAAAGTACCCATCGTTGGGTCGCTCTCAACAATCGTCCCAGCCTCGCCAGGAGCGGTCGCAGTTCCGAGAGCCGTGGCTCGTGGGAACTTGATCGCGTTGCCGGTGGCAACACGGATCACATCAACAACATCTGGGTTGATGAATGGGTTGATCTGACCAGCCACAACATTGACGCGTGGGAACACGGCAACTGGATCGCCCAGGTTGCTGCTCTTGGTCACATCGCGGTACTCGAACGACTCGGTGCCGCCAGCAAGACCGATTGCGCGGAGGCGCTCGGAGTCGCTCTTAGCCTTAGGAGCCGTAGGAGCCACAACAGCGGCGAACTCGGCGCGAGCCTCGTCAGCAGCCTTGCGTGCTTCGGTAGCGTTCTTCTCGGACTTCATCGCCTCAGCCAGCGAGCCGGCCTCTGCGACGAGCTTCTCGAAGCGCGCCTTGTCTTCGCCCTCTAGGGCGATTCCCTTATCGGCGGCCTCAACGGCAATGCCGCGTGCCTCCGTCAGGAGGTTCGCTCGCTTGTCAGCGAGATTTGCGAAGTCGGACATAGTGTCCACTTCCTTTCTCCGCGCATAGGCGGACTATCTTCTTTGCTCTCCTCGGTGGGTTGCTCTAACGCGGACTCGCCTACTCAGGGCGGTGGGGCGTAGGCACGAGACCTAGAGTGCGTCACCTTCTGCCGCTTCCAGGGCAAGCATTGCCATAGCGACGGATGGGTCAACGACCTTCTCCTGCTTTGGCGCGAGCTTGGAGCGAACAGCATCAATGACAGCCACTTCCTCGGTGGACAGTTCTCGTCCAGCCTTGACTGACTCAAGTGTGGCCATCAACGCTTCAGCCTCTACGCCGATCTTTGGCGCAGTGACTTGGCGGATTGCCGTGAGACCAAGGGTTGCAGGGTAGGCAGGGGTCTGACCACCAGCGGCAAGGATGCTCACCTCAAACAGGTTGGCTTCCTTGATCGTGCGCTGATTGCCATCCCACGCGTCCTGAACCTTCTGGAAGCCGAACGACATACCGGCAGCGGCGCTCTCATGCGTCAGCATTGAGATGACCTTGGCAGCGTCTGGATCGGCTGGATCTAGTTTCGCCTCAACGCGCAGACCAGTCTCGTCCTCGGTCAACTGAAGGCGGCCGCTCGCGGTCGTTGCAAGTGCGCGCGTCTCGTCGTGACCGAATAGGAAGGAGATGATCTTCTGCCCTGCAGATGCGCGAGCCAGTGAACGCTTGAAGGCGGCTGGCGCAATGCGCTCCTCGAACGGCAGACCAGCGCTTGCGCTGTTCCAGATCGCGGCGTAGCCAGTGAAGGTTCGCTGTCCGTCAGCGTCAGCCTCGGCAAGACGATACTCACCGATTGGCAGTGAGCGAACTTCTTTCTCTTTCATATCAATGATCTCCCTATCTTCAGATGCGATGAGTCGATCTGCCCACGAGAGTACGCGATCAGTTGATTCTGGATCAACGGTTTCCACACCCCAGAGATAGCCAGCGACAGCCCCTGGTCCAGGGAAGTCCTCGTTGTCCTGATCCTCATTCTGTGGCACGCCTTCCCAGTCGCCGCGATGGCGGCGAATCCATGCGGCCATGCGGACCACCTTGTCGGTGTCTGCGCGACCGGCTGCGAGTTCGCGTGCCTCTGAGATCGTCTGCGCCTGCAAGCCTTCGCCTGCGCGACCGTCCTCTACGAATGACAAGCCACGAGCTGCGGCATTGCGGATGTAGTCAGGAACCTCGTACACGGCGCGCTCTTCGTCAGCGAGATACTCGTCAGGCGAGTACGCCTCGATCATCAAGCCGCGAGCCATCTCGCGCACGGCTGGATCATTGTCAATCGCGTACTCCAACTCCTCGCCGTACTGCTCCTTGAGCAGACCGTACTTGTACTCCTTGAACGCCAAGCCGGTGGCGAATGGCGAGCCGTCAAAGTCGTTGAGGTGAACCTCTTCAACGCCTGCAACCTTGTACTCCTGAAGCCATGCGCGCGTCTCTTCAAGGCGCTCAATGCTGCGAGCCGAGACCACGATGAGTTGCTTGTCGCCAGTCATGACCTCCTCGTTGAGGAGATCAATCAACGGCTGATTCGGCTGCTCATTGTCAAGGATGAGCGTGCCGTCTAGGTCAACAATGATGTAGCTCAAGCCTGTGGGTCCTGACCAACTACGCCGATGTTGAGTGCCTTGTAGTGCTCGTCGCCACCGACCACATCTGCACGATCTTCAAGACGGCGGATTTCGTTGAGCGACAGGATGCCGTTATTCAGCGCGATGGCGTATGCGTCGTAGCGCTCCTTGGTCGTAGGTCGGAGCAGGCCGTCAAGGGTGAACTTGATGAAGGTCTGATCAGCACCTGGAACGAGACGCTGCAAGCCAGCCTCTAGCCGCGTGACCAGTGGTCCAAGACCAAGTCGCAGCCATTCGATGCTCACGATCTCAACGCTGTTGTACGAGCTGTTGCCGCCTGGGTACTGGAGCAGGTGAAGCGGTACGCCCATCAGCCTAGCAATGCTTTCCACTCCCCAGTGGAGGGTCTCTACGAGCTGCATGTCGCTGATCTTCATGGACATCTGCTGGAAGTCTGCACCGCCGGTCAGCACCGCGATCTTGTGCATCTTCTCGATGCCTTCATGACGGCGGCTGAATGAGTTGCGAAGTGAGTCCGCCTGATCCTGCGTCAACTCGCCAGGGATCTTGATCACGGCAGATGGGGCTGCGCCCTGCTCGTAGAACTTCGCGCTGTACAACTGCGTGGCGCTGGCAAGGCCGAGCGTCGTGCGATGCTGCTCAACAGGCGACGGTGCGCGGAGCGCCGAGCCTGTGGCGAAGAGTGGGATGTGCAGGATTGCGTCGGCGGTCAACTCCACGCCGACATTGTCATCGCCAGTGACGGTGTAGATCGGTGCGCCGTCAACGCTCTTGATGGTCACCTTCTGTGGATCAAGTACGCGCATCTCAACGATGTCGCCGTTGCGCCCCTTGATGAACAGCACGAACAGATTGCCATCGATGAGGAGTGACGAGACCATGCGATGCTTGAGGTCAAAGCCAGTGAAGTTTGGATTGTTTGGCTGCGGCATCGTGAGCCAAGATGGTGACGGTCGGTATGGGCGGCGTGTGCCGTCAATGCGGATGTAGGTATCCCATGGCAGCGACGCGACAGTGTCGGCGTACAGCTTGACTGCTGCGTAGTAGGCTCCGATTGAGAGTGCCGTCTGGCTGTTGATTGAGACACCGGCAGAAGAAACCGATGGCTGATTGTCGGTGATCCAAGTGCCACCTACGGCACGCTGCTCACCAAGGATGCGGCGAAGGATGCTCACTTACGGTCTCCTAGCGTATAGCCGATAGCGGCAAGAGCCGCGCCCAATGCGATGAGTCCTAATGGGATAGAGAGTAGCGCGAGACCTGCGATGACAAGTGCGCCACCCACAACTTCGAGAAGGTTGCTAATCATAGGTTGATCCACTCCACTTTCGCTGCTGACTTGGGTTCAATCTGTAGGAACTTTACACCCTGGAATGCGACCACGGCAGAGACGGCCGCGTCAATGCGGTCAGGCGAAGCCTTGTACGCCTTGGTCAAGACCTGCCCATAGCGCGTCAGGCGCGTGTGGACATTGCTGATATGTCGAGCTAGGAGCGGATTGCCGTCATGGCGCAGCCCTTCGCCAGTCGCTACGGCCGTGAAGAATCGGTCTACGGCTGGACCCATCCGCTCAATCGTGGCGGTGTTGAACACTGCCACGCGCTTGCCGTACCGGCGCGTCCACTCCTCGATCTCGGATGACCAGCCAGGAGGATCGCAGAACAGGGTCGCATCGTAGGTCTGCATGATCTGATCTACGAAGGCATCCACCTCGCCGCGCGGCACGGTCCAGTCTGGGTCGCGGTTGGTGTCGGACTTCTCCCACGCCTTGATGAGGAAGAGGTGACCGTCCATCGTGCAGGCGGTGAGCACCGATGCGTCGCGCGCATACGATCCGTCAAAGCCGATGCTCAGGCGCTCGCCTGGGATCAGCACTCGCTCACGGTCTGCCAGTTTCATCCACGCCTCTGCGCCAATCCAGCGGTCTGGCGGCTGCACAAAGCGGTTGAGATGGTAGCGCTGCCACTCGTGCATCGGCACTTCGTTGGCTCGTGCCAGCAGCCTGTCAATGTCTACGAATGCCGGAGCGCTAGGGTTCGCCTGCTCCAGTGC